AATTTTCGATGTTGAGACTGCTCCTTTATCCGCTTATATCTGGCGTATTTGGAAAGAGACCATTTCCTGGGACATGGTACACAGGGAGTGGTTTTTCCTTTGTTGGTCAGCGAAGTGGTTATATTCAGACGAGGTAATGTCTGATGTCTTATCTCCTGAGGAGGCCTTATCTGAGGACGACAGTCGTATAGTAAAGAGTTTATGGCATTTGATTGACGAGGCAGATATTGTTATTGCCCATAACGCCAAGAAGGCTGATGTTCCCTGGATGAACACTCGTTTCATTTTGAATGGTTTAGTTCCTCCCAGTTCCTATAAGGTTATCGATACTTTAGATATTGCGAAGCGTCAGTTTCGTTTTTCTAGTAACAAGCTAGATGCTTTAGCCGGTTATTTCGGTATTGGTCATAAGATAAAGACCAGTTTTGCTTTGTGGGAGGGTTGCATGAAGGGTGATGCCGAGTCTTTGCGTGAGATGCAGCGTTATAATATCATGGACGTCAAGATTCTTGAGGAAGTTTATTTGAAGTTACGTCCTTGGTGTTTATCTCATCCTAACATGAATAACCTTCAAGACTCTGCGGTATTAAGTTGTTGCAAGTGTGGTAGTTCAGGTTTAGTTGTTGATGACGGCAGGTATTACTATACAACCACCCAGAAGTACAAGCTGTACAGGTGTACCGATTGTGGTGCTTTGACTCGTTCTCGTTATCCTGAGCCGAGGGAAGTTATTCGTTCAGTAGGTGTTAATGTATGAGCAGTTGGTCTTCATTATCTGTAAGGGAGCGTTCTCGTCTGATGCGTGAGTATATCCGGCGAGGCATCACTTCCTTGCAGGAGATGGAGGAGCTTTACGAGGCCGAGCGGTTGTTAGGCAGCGGTGGTTTGCCTGTTGTTGGCGGTATCAATTCTTTAGGCAGCATGGGTAGTGTTCCTTCGAGTGTTGACATGTCCAGTTCCGGCGCTGTGTCTGGTGTGGATGTGGGTGGTTCTTTGTTTGGTGAAGGGGGTCATTTGTTTGGAAACGGTGGTCCTAAAGAGCGTCGTTATGCTCCCAGTGCGAATTACGCTGATAGTGGTGCTAATCCCCAGTGGCTAAGTAATCTTATTGATGTCTATGATGAGAACAGGCGTCTTGCCGAGTGGGTAAAGTCTGACCGTGGGTATAAAGGAGAATTCGCTGCCCAGAAAATGGCAGATAGGATTAAGGCAGTAGAGAACTCAAAGAAACACCCTCGTGGTGGTTGGGATGAGGCCACTCAAAGGTGGTATCCTCATGAATCCAAGGAGGGCGGAGAAAAGACTATTGCTTATGGATTTAAATTGTTTGAAGGCACTCCCGTATATGAGTTAGTGAAGAAGCAAGGTTACTTGACAGATCAGCAAGCAGAGGAATTCTTGCACAAGTATTCTGTCGAGTATTTAGAAGGAGCAAAGAGGGTGTATGATTCTGCTTTCCAGGCAGGTGATTTTGATAAGTTAAGTCCTTATTCCCAATCGATATTGGGGGACTTCCATTATAATCCAGGTCTAACCGAATACCCCAAGTTGGCTGGTGCTTTTCATGAGGGTGATATGCAAGGTATTTTAGATAACTATAAACGTTACCTCACTGACACTGATATATTTAACAGGCCGAGGAAGCGTGAGCTTGGTAGAAACAAATTTATCAGGGAAGAGCTTGATTCTCTGGGGACTTTTTATCCAATATTTCGAGAAAAGTAGTGAATTTTTTTGGAAATTAAAAATATTTTACTTATCTTTGTAGAAGTGTTAATTTAAAGTTGGATTTGGATTTATGTTAAGATTTATTTATTCTACATCTTTACCTCATTTATTAGAAGAAGCTAATTCTGGAGGTGTACTTGGGGACAGGGTTATTTCTGTTCTCAAGATGAATGATGGTTATGCATTGATTTACTATGAAGACAGTAAGTGATAGTGATTACAACAGGATTCCTGTTGCTTATTGCAAGCGTTGTAATTCCTTGCGTATATTGGTTGGGGAGGAATTCCCAGACTACTGTGATGTCTGTGGTTCCACGGACATTGGTGAAGAGTCTATAGAAGACTGGTTAGAGGAGGAGGCTCGTTTAGAGTCCTTACGTCCCAAAGAAAAAAGTTTGTTTAACGATTAAAAATTAAAATTTATTATGGAAGAAGTTAAAGAAGTTAAAAAGGCTGTTGCAGGCCAACTTCCTAAGGAAGCGGAAGCATCAAGAAAGAAATTATCTTACGAAGAGCTTGAGAATGTAGCTAATCAATTGAATCAGCAATCTCAGTCTTTGTTCAAGAGGCTGCAAGAAATGACATTGAATAATTTCTTCACCCGTCTCTCTTTCTTGTTTGATATTATCAGGAATTCCGAGAAGTTCCCCAAGGATTTTGTAGATGAGGTGGTCGGGGAGATTGTCTCTTCTATTCGTCTCGATCCTGTCGAAGAAGTTGAATTAGAGAAGGAATAATTTATGGAGCCCTCATCTTTAGATAGTGTAGTTAGAGTACCCACGTCTTTGGACACATCTTTTTTCCGTTGGTGGGTTGAGTTTCTTCGCCCTATCCATAAGATGTCTCCTCGTAGGATGGAGGTGCTGGCTGCCTTTTTGAAACATCGTTATTTTCTTTCCTTGTCTATCAACGATCAAGATTTATTAGACAAAGTCACATTAAGTGGTGACTCAAGGAAGAAGATTGCTGATGAGTGCAATATCAGCACCAATTACATGCAAGTAATCTTTGACAGGTTCAAGCGTGAGGAAATTATAAAGGATGACAAGATAAACCCCAAATTTATTCCTGATATAAAGAAGGGTTCAGATTCATTCAAATTATTATTATATTTTCAGTTCAAATGAGTAGTTATTTAGACACTATCTACGAAGAGGCTAGTAAGGAGTTTGAGTTGCCTACGGAGGATATAAAATTTATCTATGAATCCATGTTTGGTTTTATTCATGATACTATCTCTGGTATGCCCTTCTCTAGTAAGGATAAGCAACTTAGTGAAGAGGAGTTTGAAGCGATACAACGGAACTTTAATGTTCCCAGCGTAGGCAAGTTCCACGCCCCTTACGGTCTTTATGTGAGCAGAAAACGAAGGTATCAAAAATATTTAAACAGAAAGAAAAAATGAAAGATTTTGAAATTAGGATGGTCGATGAGGCCGTAGAGTTAGAGAGTCGTATTGGAAGGCTCGCCAGTTTTTTGAATGAGAATGAAATGGAGTTAGACCCTATTGAGGCGTCTATCATGCGTTCTCAGCTAGGCCATATGCGTAGTTATCATGCTACCTTATTGATGCGCTTAGAGTTGCACAATGTTGTTATTGACGAACGCTGTGATGATTGTGACCATTGTGAAAAGTGTTGTGATGAAGAGGCCGAGTAAGATTACCCCAATGTTTAACCACATCCTTGTCACAGCAGACAGGTATGAGGACGACAAGAAGAATGCTTCAGGTCTTATCCTTGAGACTGCTGGTGGATTGAAAGAGATACAGAAGATTGTTGCAGTAGGTTCTTCTGTAAGGGGGTTGAAAAAGGGGGACTATGTTCAGATAAATCCTACAAGGTATATCAGGGACACCAATTCTTTGAAAGATGTTGGCAAGAGTAAGGCAGAGTTACATTTTGAATTTCCTGTCGTTGAGGTAGGAGGTAAACCTTACTTGTTCTTGTATGACTCTGATGTTGATTTTATTATCGATGCTTGGGAAGAGGTCAGTGATTCTGAGGAGAAATCCCCTTTGCTTTACACTCCCCCCAAGACAACCATTTTAGAAGTGTAATTATAATCCCCACCTTATCAGTGGGGATTTAAAGCTATAGAGTAGTAGTATGAAGTTAGTTAAGTTAGAGGATTTTGCTGTTGTGTTTGATGACGAGCTTTTATTGTTAAAGCCTTTCCGTCAACTTTATGATAAAGACACTACTGAGAGCAAGGGTAAATTCATGGATTTTCTTACCTTAGTTTATTTTGTGTATGATCCTAGAAGCGATTATAGTTATATTGTCGATGAAGACAGTCGTATTGATGAAGTGTGCAGGAGCAATGATATGAGACGCAAAGTATTCACTAAGTTAGAGTTGAAGTGCATAGAGCTGTATAAGCAGTTGACTCAGAGTGCATCGAGTAAATTATTGGAAGACACTTGCTTTGTTATTGACAGTATGCGTACTACGCTCAGAAGTATTAAGTTCGAAGAGATAGGTAACGAGTCTGACAAAGTAAAGGCTTTGAATACTGCTGCTACTGTTGTTGAGAAGATACCCAAGATTATCAAGAGTCTGAGTGAGGCAGAGCGTGCTGTTACTAGGGAGACAGACAATCTTGGCAAAGCAAGGGGCTCTCAGGCTAAGACACTGATGGATGATGGAATATTGATATAATAGTTTATGAAGTGGAATGACATTCAATCACCTTTATCGGAATTAGGTTTGGAAAATTACCCTCAAGAGGTTCAAGACCAGTTTTGGGAATTTATCCAAACTGTTCCTTATATACAATCTTTGATAAGTGACGATTTACCTAGAGCCTGCGATTTGCCCAGGGATAAGAAGGGTAGAGCTATTATAGACCTGACCAAGCCTCACAGGCTAGAGGATATGGACTATTTCCGCCCCGCCGCTTTAACCTATTTGAAGACAGGTAAGTATACTAACTTGCGTCCCAACTCTAATCCAAATTCTGAGTACGGCAAGTGGGTAAGGGAAGAGGTTAGAAGGTGTCTAGAAGGTTATGTGAGGGAGTCTGACGGCGAGTGGATTCCAGGTGATTTATATTTCTTTTGGAATTACTGCCCTATCTTGGTTGTAAAGAAAGACAAGGAAGGTGTAGATGTTAGAACAGAAGATTTCCCTTTCGTTTGGGGAGGTCACTATTATAAGTTTCATTATCTCGATCAAGCCCGGCATCAAGGTAAGCATGCTGTTGAGTTGTCAAGACGTGGTAGCGGTAAGTCTTATTCCGGAGCTAGTTTGTTAGCAAAGCGGTTTGTCTTAGGTGAAAGGCCTTCAAAAACAAAGAACGTGGGATGTGTGGCTGTTGCTTCTGATAGGAAGTATATACAAGGTGCTGATCAGCTGTTGGACAAGTTCGTTACTTATATTGACTTCTTGGCTTTGAATACCCAGTTCCCTGCAAGGCGGCTAGCCAACTCTGTTCAGAATATGAACTGGGTTATGGGATATGTAGATATGAACACTGGTGCTCGTATGGGCACATTGAATTTTGTTAAGGGTATCACTGCTAGGGACAATGAAGCTGCCCTTCGTGGTTCTCGCGGTTCGTTGTATGTTTTTGAAGAGGCAGGTACTTTTCCACGACTGAAAGAGTTGTATAATGTTACCAGAGATTCTGTTGAGCAGGGTGGTAGAGTGCACGGCCAATTGTATTTGTATGGAACAGCCGGCGACTCAGATTCTGATTTTGCATCATTACAAGAGTTAATGTATAATGCAAAAGGATACAATGTTTATTGTATCAGGAATGTGTATGACAAAGAAGGTCAAGGCAGGCCTACATTCACTTATTTCTTTCCTGCTTATATGAATAGGGAGGGATGTTATGATAAGGATGGAAATTCCAATGTAACAAAGGCTTTATTGGAGATACTTCATAACAGGTATATTGTGAAGTATAATACTACAGACTTAAATGCCATTACTGCCACAATCTCTCAACAGCCTATTACTCCACAAGAAGCTATTGTGAGATCGAAGAATAATATATTCCCTGTTACGGAGCTCTCTCAACGATTAAGTGAGGTTGATAATAATCCCTCTTTCTTTGACAATGTCTATGTGGGCAATATTGCTCTAAATTCCAAAGGAGAACTTTCTTTTGAACCTACTTCTGATAGGCCTATAAGAGATTACCCATTAAAAGACAATAAGGCGGCAGGTGCTTTGGAGATTTATGAGATGCCTAGAAAAGATCCTTCAGGTAAGGTATTTTCACAAAGGTACATTATGGGTTTAGACCCTATTGATCAAGACGATTCTCAGACTTTATCACTGTTTTCATTCTTTGTTTTGGATTTATGGACAGATAGATTGGTTGCCGAGTATACAGGCAGAATGGCTTATGCAGATGATTGTTATGAACTAGCAAGAAAGACTTGTTTATTTTATAATGCAAGGTGTTTATATGAACAGAATAAAAAGGGTATATATGCTTATTTTTTGAGAATGAACTCTTTATATTTATTGGCAGAAACTCCTGAGTATTTGAGGGATAAGAATATAATTAAATCCAGGAGTTATGGTAACAACGCTTTGGGAGTTAATGCTACAGCAGGTGTAAACAGTTATGCTGATAGATTAATTCGTGACTGGCTAATGAAGAAAGTGCCTGTGATTGTTGAGGATGGTGGCGGAGGAGAGATAGAAGTAACTACCTTTAATTTGATGTATATACAAAGCAGAGCTTTATTGAAAGAATTGATATTGTATGATAATCTTAATAACTTCGATAGGGTTAGGGCATTAGGTATGTTGATGCTTTATAGAGAGGAGTATATGGCTTTGTATGGCGGAGATCCAAGTAGGGCAGATGAAACGATTTCCAAAGATTATTTGGGTGAGGATGATTACTTTAAAACTAACTATGATAGTAGGTTTTTAAACAACTCTCCCTTCAATTAATTTTATTTTAATATTTCAATACTATTAAAGTCTTATGTATTTTTACATACGACTTTTTTTGTATATTTGCATGTTTATTATTGGATAATTATTTAGTATGAGTAAGTATATACAGTTTCCTGCACAGCAGTTACCTTATAGGAGAAAAACAAAGTCTTGGCGCAAACAATGTGTTGATTGGGCAGATTCCAAGACTTTCTTCAATTATTCTCCTGTAAGAAAGTCTGTGCGTCATAAGAAAATAAATTACGATTTGCTCAATGGTAAGATTCACTTATCAGATTTAATGATGATAGTAAATCCGGAGCATCTGCAGGGTTCTTTTATCCCTGATAATATTCCCCACTATCCTATCATGAACTCGAAATTGAATTTGTTAAGGGGTGAGGAATCCAGGCGTACTTTTGACTTTAGGGTTGTAGTAACTAATCCCAACTCTATCTCTGAGATTGAAGAGAATAAGAAGGATGAAATGCTACAGCAGATGCAAGCTCTTATTGCCAACGATTCTTATTCTGAGGAGGAGTTTAATAGTAAGATTGAAAAGATGTCTGATTACTTCTCTTATGAATGGCAAGACTTCAGGGAGATAAGAGCGAATGCTTTATTGAATCATTTCTCAAAAGAGCAGAATTTTTCATTGCTGTTCAACCTTGGCTTTGTTGACGCAATGACTGTTGCCGAGGAGATTTACCAATGTGATATTATTGGAGGTGAGCCTGTGCTTATGAAGTTAAATCCAATGAAAGTGAGGGTGTTCAAGAGTGGTTATTCAAACAAGATTGAAGATGCAGACATAGTTATTATAGAAGATTACTGGTCGAGAGGCAGGGTTATTGATAATTTCTATGATGTACTTACCGAGAAAGATATGAAGTATATTGAAAAACTCCCCGACAGTCCTGGCAGTGCTGCGGTAGATAGCATGGGTAATATAGATGAGCGCGCCGGACTTGTCAATCTCGCTATGGTTGGGGAAGAGTTCTCCACTGTCTCCGAAGGTGGGATGTTTTTTGATACAAGCGGCTTATTCCCTGAGGCAGAGACAGACTCCTTATTACCTTATGATTTCAATGGTAATATCAGGGTTATTCAAATGTACTGGAAATCCAGGAGAAAGATAAAGAAAGTCAAGTCTTATGATCCTGAGACTGGCGAAGAGACCTTCTCTTTTTATCCCGAGGATTATATTGAAGACACTGCAATGGGCGAAGAGTCTCAGACATTGTGGATTAACGAGGCTTGGGAAGGTACTAAGATCGGTGAGGAAGTGTATGTAAACATGCGCCCTCGCCCTATACAATATAATAGGCTATCTAATCCCTCTGTATGCCATTTTGGTATTATTGGTTCTATATATAATATCAATGACTCCAAGCCCTTCTCTTTGGTGGATATGATGAAACAGTACAATTATCTTTATGATGTCGTGCATTACAGGTTGAATAATCTTATGTCTCATAACTGGGGTAAGATGGTTGGCTTGGATATTGCAAAAGTTCCTAAGGGTTGGGATATAGATAAATGGATGTATTTCGCCAGAGCCAATGGTTTGTATATTACCGACTCTTTCAAGGAAGGTAATTACGGCGCGGCCACTGGTAAGCTTGCTGGTGGATTGAATAATAATACTTCAAATGTTATTGATGCTGAGTTTGGTAATTCTATCCAAGCCCAGATAAATCTCTTAGAGTTTATCAAGCTGGAAATGTCGGAGATTGTAGGTATTTCTAGACAAAGAGAGGGTCAGATTTCCAATAGGGAGACTGTGGGCGGTGTTGAAAGAGCCAACTTGCAATCCAGTCATATTACTGAATGGCTTTTCACTGTTCACGATGATGTGAAGAGGAGAGTGCTGAATTGTATGCTGGAGACAGCCAAGATTGCTTATAAGGGCAGGAAGATTAAATTCGATTATATTCTGCCTGACGGCTCCAGTAAGATTATGTCTTTCGACGGTGATGAGTTTGCAGAGAATGATTACGGCCTGGCTGTAGATTCTTCAGAGGGAATGCAGTTGCTTAGGCAGCAGATAGAGACACTAGCTCAAGCAGCCCTGCAGAATCAAACTTTGGATTTTGCTACTATTATGAAGCTGTATAACTCTTCTTCTCTTGCTGAGAAAGAAAGGCTTGTTGCTAACGGCGAGAGGAAGATGCAGGAGCGTGCTGAACAGGCAAGACAGCAAGAGATGCAGTTACAGCAACAGCAAATCCAAGCAACACAGCAGGCGGAAATGCAAAGGATGCAGATGCAGGATAAACTTAATCAAAGAGATAACGATACGAGAATTGAAGTTGCTCTTATCAACGCTGAGGCTGAATATCTTAGGTTCGGTAAGTACGCCGAGAACGACGGTGGTATACAAGAGCCTGAAGGCATGACGGAGGCAGAGAAAGCAGCACTGAAAGAAAAAATAAGACAGTTTGATGTGGAACAAAGTAGAAAACGTGAGGAGTTGGAGGAGAAGAAGCGGGCTAACAGAGCTAATGAGGCTTTGAAGAGTAATAAAACAAAATCAAGTTAAACTAAAATTATAATAAACCATGAAGATTTATAGAAATGAAAAAGCTCCGACTATGAAGGACGGTTGTATATGGATACACCGTAGTAAATATAAAGACACTTCAAGTCCTCTTATTGCTGAGGTATGGTCAGGTAATGGCTGGGTGGAGCTCCAGTCAGAAGAGATTACTGAAGATATTAAAGAGATACTGGATGACATCGAAGTATTATCTGGCGAAGTGGTTGGGCACGGACAGGCTATTGATGCCTTAGAGTTGAAGATTGATGACCTAGTCGAAATCACCTATTCAGACCTTAAAGCCCTCAGGGATGCCGGAAATCTTGTTCCGGGTCGTCAATACCGTATAACTGATTACGATTGTACTACAGTTCAAGAAGATACTCGATCTGCGATGAAACCCTTCGACATTATTGTAGTTGCAGACAGTAACGATAAACTCAATGAAAATGCAAGGGCTATTCAATCAGCAAGGGATATAGACGGCTATTTCTCAAATTCAAATCTTGCAGCATGGCAGTTGAAGTATAGTTTAGATAATGATACCGAAAGATTTGCTTGGGCAGATGTGGAAAACGGTAAAGGAGTTATCTACAGGATGATAGATGAATTTAACAATGATTGTCCCTATGATTTTAAGAATATACAATTTCAAAGAACCCTTAGTTTTGACAATGGTTATCCTGAAATAGATGAAAGTGGTGACTTAAGGTGGGTATGGACTTTTACAGCCAACTCTCTTCATATAGATGACGATGTGTGGGCCGATATTAAGGATGGCTCTTTAGAGAGTCCTTATGGGCATCAGTGTGATGAAGACACTTCTACTTATTGGGACAATATAATAAAACCATATTATGTACTTCTTGGTTCTGAGGATGACTATACTAAAAGTGGTAAGATTTATTTGAATAATATTGTATTCTTAGGTTATTATGAAGAATTAAATTCAAGTGAGGAAGATGAATCTCCATCTTATTCCGCCTATTGTAGTTATGGTAACACCTTCGGTCTCAACTGTAGGGACAACACCTTTGGTATCAACTGCAAC